CAGGTATTGATCACGTTACCCTTATTGTCGAGCAGTGATTGGTTGAAGTTAAACCCATTCAGGTTAAACGCCATGGTGCTCACTCCAAGTGCAGCAAACCAAATACCAACCACAGGCCAAGCAGCGAGGAAGAAGTGAAGAGAACGGCTGTTGTTAAAGGAAGCGTACTGGAAGATAAGGCGACCAAAGTAGCCGTGAGCAGCGACAATGTTATAAGTCTCTTCCTCTTGACCAAACTTGTAGCCGTAGTTCTGAGAGACCTCCTCAGTAGTTTCACGAATAAGCGAGGACGTAACCAACGAACCATGCATTGCACTGAATAGCGACCCACCAAACACCCCAGCGACACCCAACATATGGAACGGGTGCATGAGAATGTTATGCTCGGCTTGGAAGACAAGCATATAGTTGAAGGTGCCCGATATACCCAGAGGCATAGCATCCGAGAAGCTACCTTGACCAAACGGGTAGACAAGGAAAACAGCCGTGGCGGCTGCAACTGGAGCTGAATATGCGACAAAGATCCAGGGCCTCATCCCTAGTCGATAGCTAAGTTCCCACTCTCGTCCCATGTAAGCATAGATGCCAATGAGGAAGTGGAAGACAATGAGCTGGAACGGGCCCCCGTTGTAGAGCCATTCATCAAGTGAATTAGCTTCCCAAATTGGGTAAAAGTGTAGTCCGATGGCATTGCTGCTCGGAACGACGGCTCCCGATATAATGTTGTTTCCATACATCAAACTCCCAGCGACAGGTTCACGAATACCATCGATGTCCACAGGAGGAGCAGCGATGAATGCGATGATAAAACAAGCGGTAGCGGCCAACAGGCAGGGGATCATCAGAACCCCAAAGTGACCTACATAAAGACGGTTCTGGGTAGAGGTTACCCAATTCAAATAAGAGTCCCAGATGTTACCCTGGGACTTAGGAGCTGCGAGAATTGCAACCATGATAGTGTTAAGTAAGTCGAGTAACTTTTACTCGTCCAACTCCAGAGGCGGTAAGACCGATAGCATCAGCCGCACCTTTACTGAGATCGATAGACCTTCCATAGATGTAAGGACCTCGATCATTGACCCGAACAACGGCACACCGCTTGAAACAAACGCGGAGTTTGGTTCCGAACGGGAGTGTCTTGTGCGCTGCAGTAAGGCCGTTTTGATTGTATCTTTCACCATTAGCAGTAAGGCGCCCATGGAAACCAGGACCGTACCAGCTAGTGATGACCGACAGAGTAGTTAGAAGAGGAATCATAATAAGATAGCGAGGAACTTTCTTATTTCCATCTACACAGAAAAGGGCTATCACCACTCGCAGGTCTGATAGCCCATGTTGACAATGTTGTTGACAATAACCTGCAGTCAGGTTGACAATCAGAACACGCCAGGAATGATCTGACCAGTTACCGCGTAAGAGATAACAGCAGCCACGAAGCCAAGCATAGCCAGGCGACCATTGAGTCGCTCAGCACGCTCGTTATGTGATTCAAGGTAGTTAGGGTCCATATACATTTTGGGTTCTTTAGCCCAGATGTTTTGTTGGTTGCGTTCGTTAGAAGTTACGGTCATCAGAATTGAATGTTGGATCGTTCCAGCTTCTCGAACACATCGTTTCGATAGGCAGGATCATTGTCGTAGCGAGGGTCAGCCATAGCTCTGACTACTTCCGCTTGAGAACGGAAGACATCAGCCTGCTGAGCTGCTGCCTTTCCACTAAACAACCGTCCTTCATAGCCAACAGTATTCTCATACTCACGCTGGAGACCTGCGACAGCAAGCTGGATAGCTTGAATCTGACCAGACTCGACAACGCTATCGAAGGCTTGGACATAATCGGGAGGGAGATTCTCTCCTGCCCATTGGACAAGTTGTTGGTACGCAGCTTCACCACCGACACTATTCTGAATGACGTTGACTTCTTGAGGAGTCAGGTCAACTACACTCTCAGCTTCCTGCTGAGGTTGTTGTGCTTGGAGAGCCATGTAGGCTTCAACCAAATCACGACTCGACATCTCGCTGAACTTAGAGAGAGTCTCTTCAGTGAGTTGACCGTTGTTGTTCCAGTACTCAGCTGATGCTTCCTGAATGAGACCAACAGCAGGGGGCAGGTCTTCAACCTCTTCCTCTACTTCCTGTTCTACTTGTTCAGGCTCATCACCTTCGTCTCGGTTACCAAGCTTCCTTTGCAGCTCTAGGTATGCTTGCTCCAGTTCTGCTGCGTCACGGTATTTACCCGCAAGAAGCTGTTCTTGTTCTTGAGCAAGTTCTTCACCAACTTGTAGCGACTCAAGCTCATCAGATGAAAGCTCGCCTTCGCTGTATTCGGTTGGATCAATCGTTATCTCGTTTGCCATAGGTGGTTTCTACAGTTAAGTTTCCCAGTCCAACAGTGGTGACTGCATCTTTGCATTTAGGGGGACCGATATGACGCTTACGGGCGTACTTGTTTTCAGTTCCAGATGTGTCAGGCTGGCTGACTGGGGGCAGGGGCGGCTTGGCTACCCTCTGCGATTGGGTTGGCTTGTTCTCCTTGGTTGCCATTGATATTGGGGTTCTTAGATGGGTCGAACATAGGGGCACCTGCCAGCTGACCAGCTTGATCAACCAACGACTGCTGCATGTGTTGCTGCATCTGTTGCTGTTGATCTTGAGCCATCTGATCAGACGACTTCACGAGGTTGAGTACATCAATACCTTGAGCAGCAGCCAATCGCTTGATCGCTTCCTCAGGGTTGATGTATTTCATCATTGCTTCAGGACCCATGGTCTGTGCAATGGTTCCAATGAAGGCAGTCAAGGACTCACGGTCCTGACCACGACCGAGGGCATTGATACCAGCAACAATGGTTGGCTTAACCAGATCCTTAGGAATCTTGGGCAGCTCTCCATCACGCTGCAGTACCATCAGCTTACGGTTGAGATAGGGAACCAGGAACTCAACAGTCAGCAGGCTGAATAGACCACCGAGCTGTTGCTCTAGTTCAAGTTGAGTCATCCTCACTTCCTCTGCAGTGGTACGTTCAGACTGCCTTACATTCAAGACAAGGAACGCCTCACTGATTCGCTGGGTCAGCATGGTGACCATCTCTTGAGCAGTCCTAAAGTCTGCAGTCTTCCCTACTTGGATTACTGCTATGTCATCAGGACGCCCCTGTACGATGGCTCCGTTGCCCGCATTGGCGAGCGTTTGTGGTTTGGTAGTGGAGCTAGGGGACACGGTGAAGATCACCTTGGCGGCTGCTGCAGTGCCCTCTACGAGAGCCTGAGACAGCGCCTCTAGGGACCGAAGGTCTCCAAGGAATTCTTCTACGCGACCACGACCGTAGTCTTCTCCATCTACCGTGTTGAATCTTAGAACTAACCACGGACTAGAGTTCTTGGGTGCGGTACTTCTGCTGTTAGGAAGGATCTTATCAAAGGCTTCCTGATGCCATACCCACCGACCATTATCTAGTCGGACGTAAGTGTATACTTCTACGTCGTCGTTCTCTACACCTTGTTTGTCTCCGTCATCCCCAGGTGCATTGGGATTGACTTCGCGTATGTCTAGTTGCTTACGATCAATCAGTTCCTTGGTGACAATCTCAAGGATGTTCCCATTGCCGTCGCGGTTAACCACATAACGGTTGAGAGGGAAGTGCTTGAGGCCATCCTTACCCATGAAGAGGAGGGCGTTACCTCCTACAACTAGGTGTTTGATGGCTTGGTGAACAGTCACTCGATCACTGGAGGCAGCGATGGAGTCCATCACCATGCGCTCCAGCTTGGCAAAGCTCAGGTCAAGTTCAGACCGTACCTCTGCTGGGAGGTCAGTACCAAGTTTATCGTCACGGATCTGCAGCTTAAAGAATGTAGTCTGAGGAGGCAGCAACGCCAGCATCAACTTAGATGCCAGCGTCACCACACCTTTAGCACCCACGCTCTGCCACGGTGTGTGGAACATGATGTGAGGTGAGCTGTGCCGCTCTTCCTGAATCAGATAAGGAAGAGTCAGCTTGCTACATTCAACTGCAGTGTTGAGGAATTGATTGCGGCCAGCAAGTAGAGCATCGTAGCGGCTCTTTGCTGTCACAGGTTGAGACCTCCACCACCACCGCCAAGGTTCAGCGGGATCTTCAGGGAGGACACGCCTTTGCTCAGCGATCCGTTCTCTTCACGCTTGCTCTTACGAGTACGCAGCGTGGGCTGTGCATCAGCAGGCTGGAGAGGAGCAGGAGCAGTCGGCGGGGGGTCAGGCTTCGGCGGCGGGGGA